TTCAGCAATTCCGCCGAAGCCTTGCACCCGCTCATCCCATGCGCGGCGAGGTCCGCCAGCTTGGCGCGAGACTTCTCGCTCGATTCCCAGCGCGCGTTCGCGGCGGCCACGTCCTGCGCGTCCTGCGCCTGTGCGGCGTTGAAAGCGGCGGCGCGGGCGAGGCTGTCGGCATTCTGCGCATCGATCGCCTTCTTCAGCGTGGCGACGTTGGCGGTGGATTGGGCGACGGCGGCTTGCAGGGCGGAGATGGTGGCGGCGTCCTTCGCCTTCTGTACCGATCGGCCATGCTCGTAGGCGTAGAGATAACTGGCGACGATCAGCAGCGCGCCGATCAACCACGGCGCGGCTTTGAGGAGCGGGCCGCGTATCAGCGCCCAGATGGCGGCGAGGGTCATGGCTTGGTCTCCTGCGATACCGGAACAGGCTTGTCTGCCGGTTGCTCGACGCGGACGGGCACAGGCCCATGCACGTCGCCTTCCACACCTCCACCACCGGCCTTGAAGCTGAGCGTGGCCCCGAGGGCGATCACGACCCATACAAGGATGCCGATCGCCGCCGAGCCCACCAGCACGAGCGCGATGGAACCCAGCTTGTCGATCAGGGCGAGCAGGATCGGCGAGCAGTCCTGCACGAGCGGTTTGACCCCCGCCGCCTTGCCCGCGCCGACGATCACGCCGCACCAGTAGGATGGCCGCGACAGGATATGGATAAGCCACGCCACGAACCCGAGCGCGGTGTAGATGCAGAGGAAGACGCCGAGATGCTTCCACGAGATGCGAGGCGCGCTCATGCCGCCAGCCTCACCATTCGGGCGATCCATCCATACTCAAACGCCTCTTGCGAAGGGCTCCCCTCCGCGATCTCGACATAGCGCCCCGCGCGAAGCGCGCGGACAAGCCACAGCAGCACCGCCGCGCCTTCCGCATCCGAGCGATGCGCGCGATAGCCCTGCAGCGCCGCGATCGTGAGGGGCCCCACAGCGCCGTCTGCGGGCACGTCGGGATAATCGACCGCGCCCCGGTTCAGCACGTTCAGAGCGCGCTGTAGGAACCGTCCAGCGGCCGCCACGCCCATATTGACGCCGCAATCGAACATCTCCGCGGCCAGTTCGGGCACGATCATCCCCACCTGATCGAAATGCGGGCCGGTCCAGTAACGCTGGCGGTAGATCGCAACCGCCGTGGCGCGAGGCAAAGCGCGCATGTCGCCCTGATAACCGTAGGCGCGCGCCACTTGCTCCGTAATGCCGAAGTTGGTCGCGCCGCCGCGATCAGCCGGGTTGTCGCTGTAGTCGCCTTCGCGGGCGATCAAGGCGTCGATATCGGGGATCATTCCCCTTCCTCCACCGGCGGCACGATGCGCCCCCTGTCGATCAGGTGCGCGGTCGATTCCCGCACCTGCCCGAGCTGGCGCTGGACCCCGTAGAAATACAGATTCTCAATCTCGCGCAGCCGTCCGACCAAGCCGCCGATCTCCGTCTTATGCTCGGCGCGCAGCGTGTCGATCTCGTGCCGGCACTTCTCTTCGTTCAGGTCCATCTTGGCGCGCAGGCCGCTGATTTCCTTGCTCAGCGTGCGATGCGCGAAGCCATAGCCCATCATGGCCCCGGCTCCCCACATCCCGGCCATGAGCCCTCCGAACGGCCCGGCGAGCATCGACACATCAGCCACATGAACACTCCCCCGTCACGTCCGCCGCCCCAGCATGAGGCACACCACCGCCACGCTGGCGAGGAGGGCGAGGACGAGGATGTAGCCGGTCATGGGGCTACCCCACATCGGCCGTCAGCTTCGCCCGCTCGGCGGCGATCCACGCGCTCGGATCGTAGCCCGCCGGCGGCGTGAACACCTGCGCTTCGTGCACCGTCAGGCCAGTCGGGGCAGCAATGCTGCCATTGAGACCGACAACCGGAGCGTTCGCGCCGCCGCTGCCTGGAACGAAAGTGTAGTTCGCAACCAAGGCGTCATCCACCCATATGTTGACTTGGCGGGCTCCGTTGACCACCCTTCTGAAGTGCAGGGTGATGAGATATGACGTGCCGTTGAGAGGCGATGGAATAATATTGGTGGTGACAAGGCCGGTAAAGGTTGGCCATATCTTGCCCGCATTGACGAACAGGCCCCATTGCACAACTGCTGTGCTCGTCCACTTGCCGGCAATCGCGTAAACTCCGCTGGCTGGAATCGTCGCGATGCTGAAGCCGACCGTGATCACGACCTCCTCATCATCGTCGGCGTCCAGAAGATCGAAGGAGGAAGGCAGGCTGATCGCCTGGCTTCCCGATCCCCACAAAGCTCCCTTTGTGACCGGACCAATCGCCATGTGTCCGGCCCCTCCGACAGATGTTACCGTCGCGGGCGTGTGTCCGATGACGCCGTTGGCCAGCGTGTCGCCGACCACGCGGTTGCCGTCCGTATAGGTGTAGAACCGGTAGAGGGCATCGTGATCATATGTCATCGCCGGATCGGTCAGCGGAAAGACCGGGGAAACGAGGCCGGTCGGGTCATATCCTATCGCAATGACCTCGGACATTAGGCCGCTCCCGCTTTGAGGTTGTTGAACATCGCCACCATCCGGCTGACCTGAATCTTCTGGCCGAGTTGCTGGAAATGGACGTAATCATTGGCGGCGTCGTAAAGGCCGGTCGGCCAGTAGCCCGCTGCAATGTCGGCGGTGTCCGTGCTGGTCGGGGAGTACCCGACCGCCGCCATCTCGGCCGCTGTGGGTGGCGTCAGGAAATCGAGATAATAGCGGCCATGCGCGGCCTTCAGCATCTGATTGAGCAGAACAATATCGCTCTGATTGGTGTCGCTGGCCGAGCCGCGCTGGCGGCCGATAACTCCAGCGACCATCATGAGGCCGCCGTTCGCTTCGGTATATTGGCGCGCCGCCAGAGTATTGAACACGATATCGGTTTGCGAGGCATAGGGGTCGTTGGTGCCGGCGCAAAGGAAGTTGACCGCGTTTGCGGCGGCTACGGCGATATCTGGGGTGAACACCGACCCGATCGGAACTGGAGTAGCCAATCCAGCGTCGGTGCGCGTGAAGCTGTGATTACCCGCACCATCGTTCGCATAGGTGCCGTGGATGCCAGCGAGATATCCGGTCTGACTGTTGAAGGTGGCCGATCCGTTGACGGAGCCGCCATATTTGAAGATGTCCACGCTCCGGCTGGTGACGGCCACCGCGCCACTCGCAGGGATTGTGTCATCGGCGACGGTCAAGATCGGCGGGAGGCCGCCTTGCCGGGCGACGATCTCAGCGGAGAGTTGCCCGCTGCGTCCGAGGTTATCGGCGCTCTTGCCGTGCACTGCTACCAAAGGCAGAGCCGCGATGGCGAAATACGGGAATGTGTTCGGCGTGGCGTCGCCCGCGCCTTCGGTTCGGCTGTCGCCCCACATATAGAGGCGACTGAAATCGGTTTTCGGCAGGGCCGTGACGACGGAGGTGGTTCCCAATATCCGGGCCTTGAGCTGGCCGCTCGGCAGAAAATCCACCTCCCCGGAAACCGGATCGGCATACAGCCAAATCCTGCCGTCCCCGGTGAAGAATCCAGGGAAGTCGTAATCATTGGCGAAGGTGAAGACGCCCCCCAGCACTTCCGCGCTCGCCGCCGCTTCGGCGGCAAGGGTCTTGGCCGATTTGCTGCCGGAATCTTCGGGGTCGGGATTGGCATCGGATTGCGCCCACGCCTCAGCCTCGTCCACCAGAGGCTGCACGACAGCAGCGACTCCCTGATAGAAACCCGTCGCGATCCGGGGAGCGCCGCCAACATATTCGTAGACACCATTGGCCGCGTCATCGGCCGTGCCGTTGTTGTTGTTGACGTAGACCAGCTTCGACTGGTTATCGGCGTCAGTGTAGAATGTATCTCGGTCGGCCGTGGTCGCCACAATCGCGATGCCGGCTGCTGATGCGGCGACGACAATATCGATCTTGGAAAACAGCGACCTGATATCGGGCTTTTCGGGGTCGTGGGCACCGGACGAAGGCACGCCGTCCGTATTGAAATCGCGATAAACTTCGTTGGCGTCATCCGTGATTTCGCCCATGACCGGCTCCCGTTGAAACGGGCAAAGCCTATGGTTCAGGGCCTTCTCCGATTACGGCGGCTCAGGGGATGTTGTAGTGACCCCCTCCGCCGCCGCCGCCGCCGGTATAGCCACCGCCACCGCCGCCACCGCCGGAAGGGGTCGAGCCGCCGCCTACCGTGATCGTGAAGGGGATTTCATCGGATAGGCTGAGATAGGCCGGGTTCGCGGTCCATTCGTCATAGGCGGCGACGCGCCCATAATATGTTCCGGCGTCCAGCCCGAAGATGGAGATGCTGGGCAGACCGGAAGTGACGACGCCGCCCGTCGTCGTGGGATCGAAGCCTGTCGCGTCACCATAGAACACCACATAACCGCTCGCGCCAGGCGTCTCATCGCAGGTCGCCACCGCCGTCGTGTCCCCCCCGGTAATCGCAGGCGAGGTGACGGCGGCAGGCGCGTCCTTGCTCAGAACGGCGGTTTTCGCTTCCACGCCAACCCCAGCGCTGTTCACGCCCGCGACCCCGACGACATAGGCGCGGCGCACCCCGTCGATCCGGGCCTGCGAAGCCGCGTAATTGATACTGCGATCCGGCGTGGAGTGCGTGACGATGACGGTGGTCCCGTCCGTCTCATAGAAGGTCCAGCGATAGGTCGCGGCGCGCGCGATGTTGCCGGCGAGCTGGAGATTGAGGCTGTCGGTCCAGGACACCAGCGTCGGAACCGTGGCGTCATCGGGCGGCGTCTGATCGGTGGCGGTGTTGACCACGGCAGGCGGATCGGACCAGTCGGACACGCGGCCGTCGCTCACCTTGTAGGCCACGGCGACCTCGATCATCGCCTGCGCGGGCACGAAGCCGGTGCTGAGCGCAACCGACGCGCCGGGGTCAGCATCGGCATACTCGGCCTCGTTCCATGCCGACGAACCCTGAACCCGCCAGCGCGCATACCAGGTCAGATCGTCCCTGTCCGGTCCGGTGGCGGTGATCGCGATGCGGACTCCCGTGCCGTCCTCGCTCACCGCCGAGAAGTCGGGCAGCGCGGAGCTGATCGTCGGCATGGCGAGCGCGGCGGCGACGGCGGTGTTGCCGATTGGCGCGGGCATCCCCTCTTCGGTCGCGGGATTCCACGCGTCCACGTTCGGATCGGCGGCAACCCAGGTGAAGGCGATACCGGTCTGGGTATGCTTCAAGGCGGTGATCTCGGCCGGGCCGTCATACCACGTCGCGCCGCCCTCGATGATGCGCAGCGTGATATAGCGTTGCCCGATCGCGATCCGGCCGCCGGGATTGGTGGTGACGGTGCCGCGCTTCGGGGCCATGAGCCGGGCCATCGTGCGCTTGGCGAGCCGGCGGCCCTGCGTATAGCTCGGCACCTGCAATTCGAGCGGCTGCGAAGCGACCCGGCCGCGCGCGTCGATATCATCCTCGTCGCGCCACGCCTCGCATTCCGGTGTCGCCCAATGATGCACCGCGCTGACGGTGGTGAGAACGAGCTCGTTGACCGCGTTCTCATCGTCTATGCCGTCGTCGAAGCTGTGCTGGACGATCTGATCCGGCCCGATCGTGATGGTGGGGGCATAGTAGCGGCCCGAGTAGCAGACCAGCGCCCCGTCCTCGCGGTCACTGACCCAGCCGTCGAAACAGGCGAGGATCGTCGCGAGATTGGCCTTGTGCGGCGTCGTCATCTCCCACGTCGCGCAGGTGCGATAGCGCTTTTCGGTGAGCGGATGATCCTCTGTGGACTGCCATGTCAGCAGCGAGCCCGCCGGGTGCTTGTAGGTAAGCCCGTTCGACAGAACGACGGTGCGCCCACTGATCGATTCGACCGTATTGGTTTCGGTGTGCGTCAGATCGTCGAGCGCGGTCATGGAGACGGAGACGCCCACCGCCAGCCCGGTCGTGTCCTGCACATGGATGGTACGGTCGCCATTGTCGGTCTTGATCGTGGTCAGCGTCCGCATCGCCGTGATCGGAATGGCGCTGTCGCAATCGTCGGCGGCGGCGGTCCAATAATCGAGCGTCGGTGCGAACAGCGTATCCCACTTGTTTTGCAGGATCGTCGCGAGCTGGGCGGCGAAGCCGGAATCATCGAACGGCAAGGTCGGGCGGCGGCCCTCCACCACCAGCTTGTAGAAGACGTAGCCGAGACAGGCGTTGTCGTTCCACTTCCATGTCAACGGATCGGTGAGGCTCTGGCTTTCGTCGCGCCAGTCGTAGACCTTCGACCAGCGGCCTACGAGGCTGAGCGAGGGCTGGCCCTTAGGATAGATTTTCGAGTAGTTCTTGGCGAGCACCGGCCCCCAGATGACCATGCCGGAGCATACGCCATCGCCGCGATGCGAGGCGTCCCACGAGCCCGGCAAGGTCGCGATGGCTTCGCTGTAGGCCGTCTCGGTGCGCTGCCCCAGCCGGTAGTCGATCTGCACCTTGTCGTTGTCGTAGGTGCCATCGGGCAGCTTAGCGACCGTGCCGGGGCCGTCGCCGCCGCTCTCATTGATGACGCGATCGTCGCCGAGATACATGCCGCTGATGCTGTCGATCGGCGCGACGGGACAGTCATGGATCGCGTAAACGTCCACCGCCTTGCCGCTGTTCGGATCGGTCTGGTAGCAGACATACGCGCCATAGAGCCGCCGTTCGCCCAGCGACATGACGCGCGGCGGGTTCGTGACCTTGACGGCGGTTTCGGGGCTCTTGGGCTTGGGGGTCGATTGCAGCAGCGAAAAGACAGACGCGATACCAACCAGCGCGGCGTCGGCAACCAAACCGGCGGAGACGCCAAGCCCCGCTCCGATCGCGCCTGTCGCGGCGGAGAAGGCGGCCCCGAGCGTGAGACCGCCCACCACGACGCCCACGCCGGTCAAAACCGCCGTTGCCGCCAGCGCCGCGATGCCGATGCCTTCGACGATCTTGCCCAGCGTCTTCACGGCCGCCACGCCTTGGCGACGGAGACCGCATCCGGCGCGGCGCACAGGATGCCGCGCGGCAACCGCATCGCCCAACGCTCGCCCGTCCAGATCGCGCCCGCCTCCATACCGTGCGCCGAGACCACCGCGATATCGCCCGCCTCAAGCTCGCCTTCCACCACTGGCAGCGCGTCGCAGATCCCGATATCCCACAGCGGAACGAGTCCATCCGCAGCGACGGCGGCGCATTCGGCCTCGTCCGTCACCTCGCGCCATTCCTCGGCGAAGTCGGGATGGCCGAGCGCCATGCACCAGTCGGCGGCGAGCGTGCTGCAATTCCACGGCGCACGGTTCGACGCCTGCGCGAGAAGGAAATCCCCGACCCGCATCAATCGTCCCGCAGCCCGAAGCGCCGCGCCGCGTTCTGCATATTGGCGACATGATCGAAGAACTTGTCGGTCGGCGAGCGCCGAGCCTGATCCACCGCGGTGAAGAAGGCGTTGGGCGCGCTCGACCGTCCGGTGTTGTCGCTGCCCAGCGAAAGCGTGATCGTCCGCGTCGCGCCGTTCTGGCCCTGCCCGCGATCGGTGGTGATCTTGTCGATGCGGTATGTGCGAAGCCAGGTGACGGATTCGACCTGCCACGCATCATCGAAAGAGACGCGGCCGATATGGAGGTCGCAGCCCTTGATGGCGGGGCTTTCCTCCACCGCCATCGCCATCGCGGCCGCGGAGACGCCGGAGATGGTGATGCTGATCCTGTCGGCGATGTCGTTGATGAGCGCCTGCAATTCGGGGATATTGAGTAGCGCTGCGCCGCCGAGATAGAGCGCCCCGTCCTCGCTTTCGACATGATCGGCCGGAATGCGGCGCGGGTTGACCGTGGCGGCGATGCGCGCCGGAGGATCGCTGTCGATCCGGACAAGCCAGCTCTCTTTCATGCCGGCGGCCTCATGTCTTCGACGAAGGTGATCGAGGCGGAGGAGAAGCGGCCGAGATTGAGCGCGTTCGTCGGCTGGGATGCGCGGCGCATGACGCAGCGCGGATCGCCGAAGTCGAGCGGATCGCCCGCCGCGATGCCGCCCCGGATCGGCGGCTGGAACGTGATCCGAAGCCCCGTGTCCAGCGGCTCGATCGCGCTGATCTCGTAGCAGCGGTCAAGCCAGATGGCATGGACGTGCGTGAACCTCTCACCGCCGATCAGCGGCCGTTCGGAAGCGAGCGATATGTCTATGATCGTGGCGTTGAGCCCGTCCGCCTCGCCGTTTACGACCGCAAGCACGGTGGCGGATGAGCCTGGCGAGACATATTCGCTGTCGTCGCTGAACGGCGTGCCGTCGCTATGCGGCACTGTCGCACGATCCAATACCGGCTGATGCAACCTGTCGCAGAAGCGCACGATCGCGCGCTGGCCGCCGCTCAGCCCCGCATTGATCGCCCGCCACGCCAGCGTCGCGGCGCGATCGTCATCGTCGGGTCCGCCGAAGTCCGCGTTGCTGAAAGCGGCTTGCCAGAAGCCGCCGCCGTCCGTCGCGATCGGCTCTTCGATCCCGGAAAGCGAGGGACCGGCGGTGATTTCCGATCCGACAACGGTGATGTCCTGATCGGCGAAGTTGAATTGGCACAAATGAAGGGTGCGCAGGCCGGACATGCAGCGACGCTATGACCGCGCCCATTCGGCGATTACGGCGGCGTGCCGAGCGTCTGCGTCCGCTGCACAGCGCCGGGAGCGGCGCGGACGGCAACACCGCTGTAGGCCGCGCTGATCTGTTGCGCGTGCTGCCCGGCGCGCGTGAGGATGAGGCTCGCGAACTCATCGTTCATCACCGCCCCTCTGGAATCCACATTGATGCTTTGAAGCACCGTGACGCCACCACCACGAGACGCCGCTTTCGTCTCTCCCAGCGGGATGATCTTCCCGCCCTGACTGCCCATTTTCAGCAGCTCGACGCCGCCGCTGCCCTCGTTGACGCGGTGGAGGCTGCCCGGCCCCACATAGCCGCCCGAGGCGCGACCGAAGGCCATCGCGATATCGCCAAGAAAGGACGAAATCCCGCCGCCGGAGGACGCGCCCTTCTTGCCGAACAGGCTGCCCGCTTGCGTCAGGGTGAACTTCGCCAGCGCGTAGGCGACGGCGCGTTCCCCGTCGCGCTTGAACGCATCCCAAATCCCGTGCGTGCCGCCCTCGAAGGCGCGCTCATAGAAATTGGCGAGCGATTGAATCTGGCGCTGCTGCTCGCTGATGACCTTCGGATCGCCGAGGATCGAGTTTCGCACCGCATCTTCGGATTCACGGGTGGGGAGCTTGTCGGGCGCGCCAACATACAAGCTCGGGCCGCCATAGATATCCTTGAAAGCATTATCGCGCGCGGCTTTATCTTCCTTATTGGTATCGGCGATGTTTGTTTCGATTTCTTTCTTGACGGCGGCCCGCCGATATTGACCTGCGGTTGCGGCATCAAGTTTGCCTGATGCCTGCAATTTGGCGATTTGATCGAGTGTGGAGAGATAATGTTCCCAAGCTGAACTCAGTGGATCGAGTTCAGCCCGTAAGCTCCTGAGCGAAGATTCAAGCTCGCGCTCTTCCTTCGCGTTATCCCGTATCGCCTTTGCGCTTTCACGCGCAGCGCGAGCATGCTCCCGATGGGTTTCGGCCGCAGATTTCTGAGCGTCCTGGGCTTGCTGGACGGCTATTGTGGCGTCGGTGAGATCGCGACGGAACTGCTCCAGCGCCCTGTTCTTCTCGTCTCCGGCATTCATGCGATCGATTTCACGACCGCGCCTCTCGACCTCGTTGAGATGCTCCTGCGCCCTGGCAACGGCGGTGCGCGCCGTGGCGAGGTGAACCTGTTGCTCGACGAGGCCAGCCGTCAAAACCGTGCCGCCCCGAACAGCGGTTTGGAGCTCCACCATCTCGCCGCGCGCCTTGGCGGAGGCCTCGGCGCTACTCGCCGCTTGGGCGGCAAGGTTGTTAACCTGATCGGCTAGACCCTTTAGGTCGGGACGGCGCTTCGCCAGTTCCGTCATATTCTTATTGAGGCGGATAACGCTGCCGTTAGCGCCCGATATGGCGTTCACCAGATCAACGTCGAAGGTTTTCTCGCCGGGCTGGCGCTCTGCCGTGAATCGTTCGCCCGTGACAGATGCCTTACTCACCGCCCCGAACGCCTTGTCGCGCAAATCTACGATATGCTGACTATTTTTCCTGATGCTTTCTCCGCGCGTCAGCATGGCATTTTGGACCAGCACCTCGTTCTGGTGGATCAGTTTGCCGGTTGTCGCGTCGATGAACGATCCGATGTCAGCCTGACGGTGCTGGAATGCCTTGAGCCCATCATCGGCCTCGTGTGCGGCGTCCCCGGTTTCAAATAACCGCTGCGCCAGAATGGCCGCGACCGACGCCGCAGCCGAAAGCGCAATGCCCCACGGTCCCGCCAAAAATGCGCCGACGCCCCCTAGTGATCCTCCCGCGAACTCGGCCGCTTCAGCCAATGCGCCGATATGTTCCGCAAAAATCGTCGCCACCGGAGCGCCGGCCGCGATTTGATCGGTCGTGCGGCGGATCACCGAGTTCAGGATCATCTGCGCGCCAGCCGCGCCGTTGGCGGACTCCGCCATGCTGTGATGAGAGGTGCGGATGGCCCCTTCCGCGCGGCTCGCGGCCGCCTCGATCGTGGACATCGAACGGTCGAAAGATCGCGCCGCCGCGTTCGATTTGCCCGTCAGATCGGAGGTGTCTCCGATAAGCTGGACGACAACCCGGTTCGCATCATCCACCATCAGCAATGGCCTTCCGCCGCCAGCATCGCGCGCCGCGCTTTCTCGGGATCGGGCAGGTCCGGCTTGTCGCGCTCTCTCAGCCGGTCGTTATGCTCCCAAAGAGACGCCGTGTAGCTCCACCACGTCTGCTCCGCGTAGGGGATCCCCATCGCGCCGCAGTTTACGATCGCGTCTTCCGGGTCGAACCCTTCGCTGATCCTTTGCCTGTGGGCTTTGCCGGCTCCTGGGCCGGCTCGGCTTTTGGGCCGGGGTCGTATCCCTTGATCTTCACCGCCAGGATCGCGGCGGCGATGGTCCATACCTCGCTCAGCGGAGCCGGGTGGGCGTAGCGCTCCACCAGCTTGCGCGCGGTGAGCGGAGAGACTGCCACCTCCTTGCCGTCCACAAGGCCGCGCCCGCCGCCGATCAGCGCGAGCCGGATCGTCTCGTAAATGTCCTCGGCGAAGGCCTCTCCCTGTTCGGCGAACCCGATCGCCTCGCCGGTCGGCAGCACTGCCCGGCCCGCCAGCACGCGGCCGTAGATGCGGAAGATTCCGGTCCCGCGCCTTTCCTGCAATTCTTCGAGCTGGGGCAGTTTCAGCGCGAAGAGATAATCGCCGTCGCCGAAAGGAAGCTCGATTTCGGTGAGGGGCATCAGCTCGCCGCCGTGTAGGTCCATGCGCCATCGGAGGCGATCGTCAGTTCCAGCGTGCCGAGATCGTTTTCGCTGGTGGCGATGTTCGCGGCCGTCATCACGCCCGACCCCGCCCATGTGCCGAGCGGCGTGGTGCCGTCGTCATCCATGACGACGAACTGCCAACTCTTTTTGACGCCGATCGCGGCTTCGATGTCGGCCTGCTGACCCATGTTGAAATAGCCTGAGCCGGTCAAATCCCACTTCCGCCCCGTCACCTTGACGCGCCGGTTGGGCGGAGTGGCGGGCGCGGTGCAATCACGGATGTAGCGATCGGTGCTTTCGACGGTGCGGTTGAAGCCGGTCGTATTCAGGCCGCAAATCGACGTGAAGCCTTCGGGATCGGCTCCATCGCCCATCTTGAGGACGCCGAACTCGATCGTGTTGGGCTCCGACATTGCGCGCTCCCGGCGATGATTTGCCGGGAGGGTAGGGCCGGGCCGAAGCCCCGATTACGGCGGGCGTGCATCTCGCCTGCGCTTGGGCTAGGCTGCGTCCGAATGTCGGCGGATCGCGTCCTCCTCCTGTCGCTGATCGAGCGGCTCTATGCCGATGGCGTGCTGTCGCGCGAGGCGATCGAGGGCATCGCCGCCGATCTTACCGGCGATACCGAATCCGAAGTGCTCGCCATGAACGTGCGCCTGCTACCGGATATGGGCGAGATGGTGAGGCGAACGGCCGACGCGCCAGCCGATCGGCGGCGTCGCGAGATGGTGGCGCGGACCAGGATGATCGAGCGGAAGATGCGGGAGGGGGATGGAGGCGAAAAGGCTTAGCACCCCTTCGCCATTGTTTCATAAATCGTGATCTCATCCGGATTTTTGATCGCTCCGGTGTGATATGCGCCTTCGTAAGCAAAGCCACGGAAGCCAACATAGCCACCATAGCTGTTCTTGCCGTTCACCTCGCCGCAAACCTTCCTGCCGCCGTTGGCACCGGGGACGACATGGATGCCGCGAAACTGCGCTGCCTGCGGATCGAGCAATTCGTTAGCGATGCTCGTCTTCGCCTCGGCGATGATCGCGGCATCATAATTTGCCGAAGCCGCCAACATCGCCGCGAGCAGAATCATTGGCTCCTCCCATTGAGAGGGCGAGCCTACGCGTCAGAGAGGGCGGGAATCAATCCCGGTCAGGCGTAGGCGCGACGCATCGGAGTAGGAACTTCACGACCCATCTCGCGCGCCGCCTCGATCCACGCACCGGCCGCGTCATATCCGTTCGCAAGCGCCTCCTCGGGCGTTTCACCATCGGACATGCAGCCCGGCAGTTCGGGGACGACGGCGATGTAGCCGAGATCATGTGGCGCGATCCGAACCTCGTATAAGCGAGGATCAATCCCGATCGTGGACATGCTTCTTTGCCGCGCGGGATTGCAGCGCCACGGCACCCCATGCCGCCAGCGCGAGAGCCAGTGCGATCACCGGGGGAAGGTTCTGATAGAGGTTCATCCGTTCACTCCTCCGGCTCTATATAGCGCACGATCGCGCACGAAACCATAACGAGCATGACGCCCACCCCGATCCATAGAACGTAGGATACGCCGGGTGAGCGCCTGTAGATGGCCGCCGCACCCCAGACGATCAAGCCAAAGCCGCCATTGCTGACAACCCCGGCAAGCAGCTTCCTGACTTCGTTCCGCCCTTTGGCGGCGGCCTTTTGCTTGCGATTCACTCCCGATCAAGCCCTTTCTCGACCAGGCGGCGGATCGCTTCGGCGCGAGAAGGCAGGTCCGGTTGCTGGCGACGCCATTCGTCCACGCGCGCGATCCATGCGGGAGGCGCGAGCATCTCAAATCGCTTCATGGGATCGCTGCTCATATTTTCTACGTAGCACCCGTTGACACCGTAGGCAATACGGAGCATACGTAGGACAGGCCGAACGGGCGCTACCAACACCCGCCCGGCCCTGACCGCAACCGATCCCTTGGAGATCGATCATGGCTTCGAACGTCATACCGTTTCCGCCCCGCGCTGCCAATGACAACGGCCGCGATCCGCCGCCGTTCGCGCCGGGCGTCGTCCCGTTCGATTATAGCAACCCGGTCCATATCCGGGCGTGGAACACGATCTTCGCGCTCGGCTGGGCCGAGAAGCGCGCCGAGGGGAGGCTGTGATGCCGATCCAACAGCCCGCCCCGAAAACCACGGTCTATCTGAGCGCCTTCCCCTATGAGGAGGTGCAAGGCTTCATCCTCGAAGCCCAGGCGGCCATGTCCAACCTCGAAGTGCTGTTGGAGACGGTCGCCGATCTCTGCGAAGGCGTGGAGGAAACTGCGCGCGAGCAGTCGTGGCCGATCCGGCATGACGTTCACAAGATTTGGCGTCTCCTCTGGTGCGCGATCGACGAGCGCAAGCGGATCGAAAGGTCCATCTTCGATGGCGAAGGCGCGCTGCTCGGCCATATCGAATATCGGGAGGCGGCGTGATGGACACGAACACCACCCGTCGCGGCGTGCTTGGCGCAATGGCGGCGGCTCCGTTGCTGACGCTCCCCGCCATTCCAGCCCTCGCGAACCGGGACAACTGGACAGCCGCGAAGGCTTGCTATCATCAGGCATGGGCCGAACTGGACGCGCATCCATTCAATACGGCCGTGCCCGGCGATCCGGATTACGCCCGCATGGATGCAGACAATAAGCTCCATGTCCGCAGGGCCGTGCAATCGGTCGATGATCTTATGGCGGTGCCTGCGCCGGACAGCGCCGCTGCAATCGAGAAGCTGGAAATCTACCTCAAGGAATATGGGGACGAATCCGGCGAGGGGCATATCGGCCGGATCATCGCCGATCTGCGCCGCCTCGCCGCGCACTGACGCCAGATTGTCCCTAGTCATGTAGCCCCCATCGGTGAAAATGCTTTCCCTAAACAGGAGGAATCCAATGCCAGTTTCGAAATCATCGGCGACGATCGAATTGCCGCCGCTCAACATCCAGACCATTACGTTCATGCTGGTGGGCGATAGCCCGCTGATCGTCCATGCATGGAGTGAGAAGGCCAAGCGCCAGATGCTGGACAAGCAGATGAAGAAGGCGGCCAAGGCGAGAGAGGCGAAAGACCCCGAGGCCGATTACGAAGCCTGCTTCTACCGCACCGAATCCGGCGCTTACGGTTTCCCGGCAATCGGCGTTAAGGCGGCTATGGTATCGGCTTGCCGCTTCGTGGATGCGAAGATGACGATGGCGCGTGGCGCGTTCCATATCGACGCCGAGATGTTGGAGGTTATCGGCGAGCCCCGACCACGCGAGGACATGGTGCGCGTTGGGATGGGGACGGCGGACATTCGCTATCGTCCCGAGTTCCCGGAATGGCGCATCCCGGCGACGATCAAGTTCAACGCGGCCGTGATGTCAGCCGAGCAGATCGCGAACCTGCTCAACACGGCTGGTTTTGGCGTCGGCATCGGCGAATGGCGGCCGGAAAAGAACGGCAGCTATGGCCGCTTCCATGTCGGCTCCAGCGAGGAGGCATGATGATGGGGATGGTCTACCAATGGAAAGGGAATGTCGCTCCGGGCGGCATTGATGCGCAGATCGTCGGAGAGGAATTGGAGCGCATTCGCACGTTCCACAACGGTCGGCTGGAGGCGTATGACGTTGTTGAGGCGTCCCGGCCGGGAGACGCGCCACTTCATAACGTATTCGAGTGGGACGACGCCAAGGCGGCCGAAGAACACCGGAAGACGCAGGCAATGCACCTCATCCGCCATATCGACGTGGTGATGGAGAAGCAGGACGGCTCGTCCGCTCCCATCCGGGCGTTCGTTTCGGTGAAGCGCGATGAAGACAGGAGCTATACCAGCCTCCAACATGCGCTATCGGATGAAGAGCTTCGCGCCCAAGTCGTCGCACAGGCTTGGGCCGAATTGGAGGCGTGGCATCGTCGCTACGCAGAGCTGGCCGAACTCGCGAAGATTTTCGCGTTGATCGAACAGGCTCGTCCCGCCGAATAAAGGGGCCGAAACATGGCAGGCAAGGCTAGGTCGGGCGCGGCGAGGCGCGGCACGGCAAGGTCAGGAGAGGTATGGCGCGGCGAGGATAGGCGAGGCGTGGCAGGCTAGGCTGGGCTTGGCAAGGCGAGGCGCGGCACGGCCGGGCTTGGCGCGCTGAGGCGAGTCAGGGCTGGGCAGGCTCGGGAGGGCGGTCGTTATCGGCCGCCCTTCTTTTTGTCCGCCGTAATCGCACGACGGCTCGCGCATAGGCTTTGATGATGGCCTATAGCGATCCATCGCCTGACGATATGAAGGCCCGATATCCAGCCTTCTCGGACGTGGATACGGCGACTGTCCAGTATTGGATCGACGACAGCGCGCGGTTTGTGGATCAATCATGGTCGGATACCGATTACGCCCCTGCCAAATTGGCCGCCGCCGCACATAATATGCTCCGTGCGGGCGTTTCGGGCATCGCTGGTGCCGATACGGCAGGCATGACATCGACCGGCGTGACGCAGTTCCGGTCGGGCTCGTTTGCGGCACAATTCTCCGATGAAGCGGTAAAGAAAGCCATCGACGGCGGGTGGGAATCCACCGTATATGGGCAGGACTATCTTGCCCTGCTACGCCGGAACAAGAGCGGGATGGGCACGACCTCGCCGGGCTGCATTCCCGCGTCGTGCGGCTTCAACGGCTATGCCGGGCCGCTGCCGCCCTGGAATTGTTGATGGATTTGCCCAGCGCCTTCCTCGGCCTCGCCGATATGGCCGCCGCCGCGTTCGGCGCGCCCTTCTTCGCGGGCGCGATCGCCTCGCAAGATAATCCCGGCTATTATGACGATAACGGGAATTGGGTTCCGGGCTCGCCTCCCACCGAGCGTGCGTGTCGAGTTTCCATCGACCAAGCCACCGAAGCAATGCGCCAGAGCGACGGCTTCGCGGACGGCGACGTGCGGTTCATCATCCTCGCCGCCAGCTTCTCGGGCTTGCTCGATACCGATGCGTCCGTCAAGGTGACGGAGGGACCGTTCGCGGGGATATGGGCGGTCACGTCGATCGAGCGCGATCCGGCGGGGGTAGGTTATGTCGGGCGGGGGCGGCGTGCCTAAGATCACGGGCCGAAAAGCCGCCACGAAGCGGATCGGTGGCCTTGGCGGCGGCGGCATGGCCGACCGGATAAGCCGCGCCCTCTTCGCCGCCGGCAACATGATCCAGACGGAAGCGCAAATCTCGATCACGGAAGGATCGGTATCCGGCAAGGGGCACGTCGCATCCCTTCCCGGCGAGCCGCCGAACAACGACACAGGCGTGCTGGCGAACAATATCGAGACGGTACTTGTCGAGCCCCTGCTTGTCGAAGTGTCCTCCAATGCTCGTTATGCCAGCGCCTTGGAATACGGCACGTCGAAAATGGCCCCGCGCCCCTACATGGCCCCGGCCGTCGCGAAGAGGCGTGCGGAGGCCGTGAAGCTGGTAGGCGACGCGGTGCGGATCGAGATCAAGCGCGGAGGACGCGATGGCGATTGATTCCACCCTGGCTGTCCGCAACGCCGCGCTGAAGTTGCTCAAGGCCGATGCGGGCGTGACCGCGCTGGTGCCGAAGGCGCGTATCTTTACGCAATGGACACCAGCGGTGCCGCCCTATCCCTTCATCCGTATGGGGCCACCAAGCGGTGTTCCGATGCGCGCGAGCTGCCTCGATGGGCTAGAGGTGACGCTAGCGATTCACGGCTTTGCGAACGAAATTCAGCCTTCCATTTCCGCCGATAACCACGCCGGTCAAATCGGGGCGGCTATAGCGGGGGCATTAGACAGGAAGGTTGCAGTGATCCCCGGTGGTAAGGCCCGATTCCAATGGACAGGGCCGCGTCTTGTTCAAGACCCACACGAGTCGAAGATTTTTCACACGATCCAGAGTTTCCGCATCCGCTGCGTCACGATATAGCCCCGCCCGATTACGGCGGAGACGAAGCGGGCCGAACCCGAAGGCCCGGCCCGAGGTGGCGGCTGGTGTCGCCCAGGGGATTCAAGCGGGCTTGTCGGCGTCCTTGGCGGGCTTGTCGCCCTTCTCGACGCCATCGGCGACGCTGACGACCTCCTTCTCGTCGATCTCGATCGTCTGGCCGGGATCGACGATCTTATGCTCGCCGTTCTTCATCAGGATGCCGCGCGCGCCGGGGTGCGTGTTCGTGAACTTCGCCATGTCTCACACTCCGTCCGTGAAGGTGATCGCTTTCGGGATGCGGTTCTCGTAGCCGCCGATCGACATGAGGCCCGGCACCTCCCACGAGAACGGCCCCTTCTGGTAGGGATTGGTGTTGAACAACTGATGGCCGCCGCCGGGAAGGTGGAAGCGATGCACCTCGTTGGTGTTGGCATAGGCCACCATGCGCTTGGTGCCCGATGCGCCGGCCGTTTCGAGATGGCGGGTCGGTTTAATCGTGATGTTACCCACGACCGAATTGGAACGCAGATAGTTCAGAACCGAGACGCTGGTGTTCGGCATCGGCTTGGAGGCTAAAATGTTGAACGTGGTGCGCGGCAGCGCCAGCGTATCCGCCCGATAGGTTTCGAGCGTGTTCGTCTCGACCGAGTTGAGCGCGGTGTTGATGAGGCCGACATCGGCAACCGCATCCGAAGTCGCCGTGATCGCTCCTGAGGCGGTGACGGTAGTGGCGAGCGGGTTGTTGACAAAACCCGTCGAGAACTTGAGCCCGTCGCCCGTCATGGCCGTCTTGTGGATGAAGCGCTCGGCGGAAGTGGTTGCCGCGTTGGCCTTGTCGGCGATGACATTGATGCCGAGCTGCTGGCCGCGTTCCAGATCGAACCGGTTCCACTTGTAGCCGATCGCGGCGATCCAGTTCTCCTGAAGGAACTGCGCCCGGCTCACGTCGGCATAGGGCATGTCGTCCGCCGCCACGTCGAACCATTCCGGCTTTCCCGCGATGTCGCCCGAGTAGAACAGCGAGCCCGCCGTCCAGATCGAACCCTGCGTATCGACCGGCATGAACTCGGCGTAATCCGCGAGCGGATACTTCACCATGTAAACGCCCTGCTCGATATTGAGCAGTTGCGGCGTCAGAAAGGCGTTGACCTGCTGCGCGTCATTGAGATCGACGCCACGGATCGCGTCGGCGAAAGCGGGGCAACCGCCGCCCTGCGCGACGATATGCGAGACTGCCGCCTGAACGGAGTCGAAGAAAATCGGCTTGGTCATTGCAGCCCCCTTAGCGGCGCACGATGCGGACAAGGCCCGCAGCGGCGATGGTGTCGTCGAAAACCCAGCCGCTGGCGGCCGTGTTGCCGGTGGCGACATTGGTGATCGCGCCGGCGGCCGTGACGTAGACCGGATCGTCCTTGGCGGCGGCCGTGGTCGAGGTGACCCAAATCTTGCCCCGGTTCTTGATCGGCAGCGTATCGCCCGGCGCGTAGGTGTCGGCGGCGCGCGTCGCGGTGACGACGTTGCCGGCGTGCGCCAGCGCGAAGCCGCGCAAATCGGCCGAAACGGTCAGCGAGACGCCGCGATCGGCGGTTCCGGCGTATACGGGGCGGCCGAACGCGCAGGCGGTCGAGCCTTCCAGCGTGCCGCTGATGATGTTGGACAGCTCGCCATCGGCGTCCATGCCCGGATAACCGGGGGCGATGTCCTCGGAAAAATTGCTCTGAAGAACGGCCATGGTCGGTGCTCCTTAGGCGCTCTGCGCGGAACGGTGCGCGTTTTCCTTGGCGGCGAGCCAGGTTGCGCGGGCGGAGGCGGCGCTGGCGCGGGCATCGCCGAGCTGGATCGGCGTGCCGCTCGGCGCGGCCGGTTTGGCGTCCTTGGCGATCAGCGCGAACGAGGCGGCGACCTGATCGTCGGTCCAGTCCTTGGCCTCATCGCCCATGCGCGCGTCGATGACCGCGCGCTTGATCGCGGGCTCGTCCATGCTGTCCGTGATCGCGACGCCGAGCGCCTTGGCCTTGTCGCGGGTGAGCGCGAACGACTTGGCCGCGTCGAGAAGCTGGGCCGGGGTGGGCTTGGCGTCCGCCACCGCCTTCTTGAGCGTGGCGACCTCCGCTTCCAGCTTCGCCTTATCGGCGGTGAGCGTTTCGGCGCTCTTTTCCGCATCGGCGATCTTCGCGTTCGCAGAGTCGCGCTGGGCGAGCAGCGTCTTGATGGTCGCTTCCGCCGTGTCGGCGTTGGCGATATCGACGGTGAGCCCGTCGATGAGCATGGTCTTCACGGGCTTCTCCTTCGTGGTGAGGCTGTCGAGAAAGGCGCGAGGAGCGGCGTCGCACGGCGCGGCGTCGGCGATGCGGCAAGTCGGGCCGGCGCGGCCGCGATCCACGATCGCGACGTGATTGCCGCCGATGTTGGTCTGGCGCGCCTGACAGGCCGTACCATCGGCGGCCTTAAAGTCGCCGAATTCCAGCCCCGACTGGTAGCCATTGCTCAGTTCGACCTTACCCGCATCGACCTTGGCGATCGTCGCGGCGTCGGTGAGCAGCAGGTCGAAGGCGAGGTGGTCGCCGTCGCGCATCGCCCCCATGACGACGCCGCGCGCGTGATCGCGCCAGTTGCCGGCGTTCACACCCTCACGCGGATGATCGTCCGTGATCGGCTTGCCGATGAAGCTGTGCGCCGAGCGCTGATCGAAAACGGTGTTCTCGTCGCGGAGCACATTGACGCTGGCCTGATCGCGCAGGCCATGGGTGTTGTCGGGATCAACCTCGCGGCCTGTGTATTGGTAGACGCCAGTTCGGGCGGCGCGAGCGCGAACCGCCATATAGCCGTCCGCGGTGCGGCGTGGCGCGTCCAAGACGAGGTGGTCCGCGAAATACATGCGCCGGACGATATGGGCCGGCGCGAGAGGGGATTACGGCGGGGTTATTATCGCAGGATAACAAAGATCGAGATGGTGATAGCAACCAGCGCGATGATCTCGGATCGCTGCAATGGCGCGGTCCAGTTTCTCACCGCCCCTCCTCCAGCGCCGCGTCGATCGCCTCAATCCAATCATCCCTCAGCGAGCCTTTGCCGCCGTTCTGATATTCGTCATACATGGCGTCGATCATCGAGGTAGTCGGCTCGCGCATGGCGGTGAGGACGGCCCGAGCGTTCGCCAGATGATGATCGCGATCCCGGACGTCGGCGCTATCCCAAGATGCCGGGACGAATACGGGCGGATCGTTCGGCGCAGCGCAATCTGGGATAAATGCGCCATTCGTGCACTCATAAAAGGTGCGCGCCACCCGCTCGATCATCTCGCTCACTTCCCGCTCTCCCGTCGTTCTAGCTCGCGCTCGACTGCCTCGCGGATAAAATCAGATTGCTTCTCGCGCGGTGCCAGCACGGCCTTGATACGATCGAGCGTGCCATCGCCGAAGCGGGCCATCGTCTTTTCGTGATTGATCCTCGGGCGTCCCACAGGCGGGGGCGTATCCGATACCACAAATTGAGTCGATCCCCGCATTTTGTTGATACCACCTATTGCGCTAGTAGCTGATACCATCTATATAGGTGATACCAACTACGGAGGCAAGCCACATGACAACGGTGAAGGAAATGGAAGCTCGGACGATCGCCCGTTATGTTGGGCAAACCGGTCAAGAGCGCGCCAACACCATTGATTATATGAGCGGCGTCCTGGCGGGACGCTGGGGGACGGTGTCCGAAGCGGGGCGAAATTGGGCGCGTCGCATCCTAATCGCTATGGGCGCGGAGGGCCGCTGACATGGCCGTCCGCCGCCCCGGCATGCAAACTCGCAGCGCTTCCCCGCGTGGAATTTGCCCTTCGTGTGGGAAGAAGGGCTTGGGGAACATATTTGCTCCTGCCCGGCTCCCCCACGCTATCCGCTATTGTCAATATTGTGGCGATGTAGTCCCGGTGAAGGTCGCGCACCCGGTGTGAAAGGCGAGGACGGGTATTAGGTGAACCGCACGACAGCTTGCTTCCGACACCCGCAATATGGCGGGATTCCCGGCATATCGTCCGCCGCGATCGCGTCATCGCCACCGATTTCCTTGCCAGTCTTGAGATCGTAGAGCTTCCCATCGCGCGCCCGGTGCCACTTGCGCGGATGCAGCTTGCCCGAATGCCGATATTTGAACTCACTGATTCCCGCCTCGGCCATCCGCTCCCGATCGAGCGCCGACGACAGCTTGCCGAGTTGATCGCTGGCGATGAGCAAAGACCGCCGCCGCGACATGCCGACGATGCCGCGCAGGTCCTTCGCCAGATCGGCGGCCGGCTTGCGGGCATGAAGCGCCGCGAACACCGCGCTCGATATGCGCGCGCGGGCCTGATCGCCCACGTAGCGGATCAGCGCCACGTTCCAGTTGATCGTATCCTGCACCGATGCGGGCTGGGGCGAGCCGATCAGCATCGTATCCAGATCGACGCCGGACGCGGACAGCACGGCCGATCGCCATTTCGCGCGGTGCCATTTCTCGGTTCGCGCGGTCCACAGGCGCAGCGCCGGGATCAGCGCCAGCACCATGTTGCGCAGATCGTCGCCGAGCGAGTTGGTGACGCTCTGCGGATCGCTGGCGTCGGCGAACCCGTCGCGGACCGTGAGCGCGGACGAGTAAGCCGAGAGGATCGCCGGCATCGTCGCCTCGATCTTCGCGATGAGCGGGCGATAGCAGGCGCGATAGAGATCGGACGCGAGCGCCTGTGTCGGTTCGATCGGGCGGAGAATGATCGAACGCTTGCGCGCGCCAGGGCGCTGGGCCTTGACGAGCGCGGCGAGGTTGTAGCGGGCGCGGGGCGGGAGCGGATCGAAAGGCATGGCGGAATCTTGCCTCTGCTCGGGCAATGTATTACGGTTGCGCTGCCGCCCCGGAAGACCGCGATCTCTTATCGGGCTCCACCAGCCCAACCGGGGCGGCAATCTTCCGACTTCTCTGCCACGCTCCCATCTGCCCATATCTTCCGGCCCGGATTTCCGCGACCGCCTTCTGCGCGCTCCGCCACATCGCAGACGTGACCAGCGGCTCGTGCGTGCCGGGAATATGCTCGCCTCGATGCCTCATCTCGCCGAGATAGACCCGGTTCTCGATCATGGTCTTGACGGTGCGGCCGTCGAATGTCCGGCCGAAACGATTGCGATGACCGGCCGCGTTCAACTCATGCGCGACCGTCCCGAAGCATTTGGCGCGAGGCAGGCGGCGGAACACCCAGCGGACCACCTCCGCGCGCTCCGGGTGAGGCGCGAGCCGCCCATCCCGGCGCATATAGCCGAAGGGCGGCGGCCCGCTCGTCCAGATGCCGCGCTTCCGGGCTCCGGCCACCCAATCGCGGGTGCGCTCGCCCGCCATTTCGCGCTCGAATTGCGCGAAGGTGAGCAGGATATTGAGGGTGAGGCGGCCCATGCTGCTCGTCGTGCTGAACTGCTGTGTGGTGGAGAGGAACGAGACGCCTGCCTTGTCGAACAGGTCGATCAGGTTCACGAAATCCCTGAGCGAGCGCGAGAGCCGGTCGATCTTGTAGACCACCACCGTGTCGATCAGCCCGGCGGCGATGTCGTCGAGAAGGCGAGCGAGCGCCGGGCGCTCTATCGTGCCGCCGCTGTAACCGAGATCGTCATAGCGATCGGGCAGCGCCATCCAGCCCTCGGCGGCCTGACTGGCGATGAAGGTTTCGCACAGCGCGCGCTGCGTCTCGATTGAGCTGAGATTGCTGTCCGGCGCTTCGTCGGAGGATTTGCGGGTGTAGATTGCGCAGCGCATGGGGCGAGGGTAGGCGCAAGCCGGGCGGCGTCAATCCTCGTTCGTCTCGGTTGCTATGCTTTGAAGTTCATCCATATAGTCTTTGAGCGACTGCGAGCGCCATTCGCGGCCAACCACAAGCTCGCCAGCCCACTTGCCACGGTATCCGGCTTCCCGCTTTGGGGTGCTTGGAATGAAGTGGTCAGAAACCCGGACTTCATTACCGTTTGGGTGAACAAGGTATCGCGATGTCGCGCGCGACCCTTCCTTCGAAACGTGGCGAATAGTCCAACCATCGGATTTGGCTTGCTTCGCAATAGCCCCGACCGTGGCGAGCCTTGCATATGCTTCGGCATAATCTTCTCTGCCAGCGCGTGCATGGTCGATAATCTCAGCTCGCTCCTTCGGCGAGAAATGCTGCATCATCGGGGCTTTCTCATACGGTTCTGCCCGCGCAGTTGCTTCTGCCTCACGCCGCTTCGTTAATTCCGCGATTTTTGCCCTGTGCTCAGGGCTGGCGAGACGTTCGGCAAGGCGTCGATGCCCGGCGTCGATCCGTTCGTGCTGCGCTTTGACCGCCTTCGCGATCTCAGGATGATCGCTGGCAACATCATAGCCCTTGGCCCGAAGTTTTCGAGCAATAGTCTTTGGGTTCGACTTGATGTTGCCCGACAAAAGTTCTTCCAAGTCATGGGCCAAAGAGCCACCCGGCCCGCTGGTGAACTGCCCATTGTGCGGATCATGGTTCGGGTTGCCGCCGTGACCGCCGATATCCGCAAAGGAGAATCCGTCCTCGACAACCTTGGGCACCCAATCCTCGTCAACCTCGCTGAACAGCTCCGGCCCGAACTTGAGCGGCCCCGTGTAGGGTTGGACTTTCGCCAGATCGAAATCGGCCGGGGCGGCATAGGTGATCGTGACGTGGGGCTGATATTCGTCGAAGTCGAACGATGCGCCCGCTTCGAGGATCGCCTTGTGCCGCCACGCCAGATCGTTCGATCCGAACAGCAGCACAACCGCGCCCTTGTCGCCGAGCCGCTGAACGATGCGCGGACCACCCGCCGGAACAGTGAGATTGCCGCTGGCGTCGCTGGACCAATCCTGCCCGATCTTCATCCAATCGAGCGGCGTGCGGCTGTAAGCGATGGTGACATGCAACTCGGCGGCCGGCGTCATGGTGTCGAACCCCTGCGCCTTCGCCCAGCGGATGAAATCGGCGGCGTTGAGCAGCTTGCGCTGCACATAGAGTGTGCGCGGCTCCGCATCGGTGAAGCGCATGTCATTGGCGGCGCGTCGCCGGGGAGCCGCTTCCATGGACTGCCCCGGCGACGGCGAGATAAACGGATCACCTCCTTCCATGCTGGGATCGAAGCCGAGCGCACTGGGATCGCCCTCGCTCGGATCGGGCGCGGCGAGGCTGGGGAAGCGCTCGTCTTCCGGCATCTCGGCGAGCGCATCGCCGATACCGGGAAGCCAGCCCCGCTCCTCCATCGTGTTCTGCAACGCCTTCTCGAACGCGATGTCGGGAATCGCGCCGGTGGCTTGCAGCTTCTCCGCCGCCTGCATGAACAGGAAGAAGGTGTTGGCCTCGTCCTTCTCGCTCTGCGTCGAGAGCGGAGCCCACTCATACCAGATCGTATCATCGACCTTGCCGAGCGCGGACGGGATAAGCGCTGCGTCGATCTGCGTCATGCACGGGCGGAGGTCGAGGTCTTGCCGGCCGCGAATGGTTTTGTGCCACAGTTCGATATCGGACTGTCCGGTAGCGTTCATCCCCTGCGGCGAGACGCCCCACAGCACGGTCGCTGGCATGTCGGCAGCGGCAGCGGCAGCGTTCCAATAGCTCGACTTGATGTCCGGTATGCCTGTCCAGACCATCTGGCGGTCTTCCAGCTTCTCGCCGCCCGTCGCCTTGCCATCCGAACCGGTCGCGGTGCCGGCGTCAAGAAACGTGATGCCGAGCGTGGATTCGCCCATCGCCAACGCGGTCGCGCGACGCGTGAATCGCTTCTCGCCCTCCTCGGTTGCGAATTGCTCAGTCAGCTTCGGGACGTACAACCGTCGGTTGCGCGCATCCTTGATGAGCGCCGCGAATCCGGCCTCCGCCGTGTCCACGTTCTCGACGGCGGATAGCACAGTTTCGACCTTGCTCTGCCCCCAAAAGCAATCCGCCCATCCCGCGCCGACGATTTCGGCGACCGGATCGGCACGGAAGGCGACGACGCGGGACGGGTGGAAACGAACCGCGCGGCTACCGGCCTGCCCTTGAAGCTGAACCTCGTAATAGCTCGGATGACCGAACCACGGATCGCGCCAGTCCTCGATCATGTCGCCGAGCTGGAAGCGGCTGCGATGCCAGACGTGGATAACCTTCAGGCCGCCGGTCTGGATGCTTTCAGGTTTCAGCGGCTGCGATTGGTCGGAATCGTCGGTCCACAGCACCATGCCAGCGCCGCCCAGGCCACGTAGCATCTCGGCGCGGCGAACCTTGTTGCGCAGATCGAGCCGCTTTTCCTCGGCCTCCAGCTTTTCAATATCGCCACTGTCCGCTTGCCAGTCGCGCCACTCCCGCACCATCTCGGTCGCGGGCTTGTCGATGATCTTCCGCATGACCCACGAGCCGCGATAGGCCGCATCGATCTCGGGGTCGGTCTTCGGAATGACGAAATAACGGTTGTAGCTACGCGGATCGTGACTGCCGCCGAGGCCGGAGAGGGCGTTCGTCAGCCCATCGAATAGGTTTCGCACGACGCCCATGCGCGCGATGATGGCGACGGCGAGGCGTGGCGATTACGGCGGATCAGAAGGCGTCCGGGTTGTAGGCATATCCACGATCGATTGCGACCACGGCGAACGCCCGCGACGCGCTGTCAGCATCGTCGTCATGCCTCGCGGTCGGGAAGCCTTCGAGGTTTGTGAACCAGCGATCATTCCAATCACCGCGCAACACGTCCACATTCCCAGCCTCGCACTGCGCCGAGAACGGGCCGAACCGCGTCACCTTGTCGCCCGTCTCAGTGGATGACCGGACGGTATAGCCCGACAGCATGAGGATCAGCGATTTGACCTGGCTCTTGCCGGCCTGCCCTGGGTCTTGCGGAAGCGAGATTTCAACCGACTTGCCATCCTGAGATGCGTTGTTCTTGATGAAGCGTTCGACGCCAAACGGGCCTTCCTGAATGCTGTTGTTGTGCACAACGATATACCGGCCGTCGGGCATGCGACCGATCTTGGTCCGGCTGGTATAATCCGGGTCGGGATTGTCGGCAGACGGCGGCGTGGCGGCGAGATCGTAACCGACGCCGAAGACAGTCCCCGCCGGCACCGCATCGACGACGCGACACCACGAACGCTGGAAATACAGCCCCGCCGCTGGCCTGATCTTCCAGTTGCCGCCGAGCAGCCGTTCGCGCTCGACCGACGGCAGAGCGAGCAGCGACGCCATATAGCCGGGGTCGGCCGCCATCAGCGCCCTGTTGTCGGTCAGTTTGGCCGGGATGAACGTCAGCGACTTCGGTGGAATCGGAGTACCATCGGGCATGAGGTAGATCGCCAGTTCCTCGGGCGAATTCCCCCACTTCAATTCCTCGCCGACACGGACGAACCAGCGCAGCACACCGGATCGCTCGGGAATTGGTAGGCCGGTGTCCTGATCGATCCACCACGCGATAAGCTCGGCGACCCAGCTATCGGCATCGGGGTTGCACGTCGCGCGGATATACGGGCGCACGCCGCACATCGAGCGATTTCGGCTGACCATGTACCAGAACTGTGTTGGCGTGAAATGCGTCAGCTCATCGAATTTGATGAGCGGGATTTGCGAACCCTGCCAGTGAAGCCGGGTCTTGTCGTGCTCCAGATGCGCGAAGCTCGACGTGGCACCGTTCGGCCATTTCCACGTCAGAACGTGCTCTTTCGGCTCTGCCCCGGCGAGCGGGTAGAGGTTCATACTTTCGTCCCACAGACCGCCCTCGTTGCGGATTTGGACGGTGGAGCGGCGGAACGTGACCGATCCGAAGTCGGGGTTCCCGATGTGCCGCAAGTCTTCGAGCAACAGCGCCCAAGTCTTGCCGCCGCCCGCGCTGCCTCCGTAGATCGCGATGTCGGCCGGACTGGCGAGGAATTGCGATTGCGGTCCTGGCTGCGGCGTGATCGTTTGGCCGGGGACGATCTCGGGTTGGATGCGCGCGGGGGCGTTCATTCTGGCTTTGCGACGATCCCAAGCGGCGTGACGTTGCGCAAAACCTCGTAGCCACGCTCGCTCGCGAGATAGTCCATCCACATCAGCCAATGATCTCGGCAGTAATGGGTGTCAGCGGCTACGCCTTTCGCATGCTCATCACAAAGCGACCGATCGCATGTCTTGCCGTCGCCAACGGGATAGTCGCAGAGGTTTTCCCCCGGCGCGAGGCATTCGGTGCAGTGCGGGCCAAGGTCGCCTTTGATGTGCATTGTCGCCGGCCCGCGCTCGCGCACAGTGGCCTCGTATCGTTCGTATGATCCAAGGTATCCCATCTGGACCCACGTCCGCCATTCCTCGACGCTCGGCGGCTTCATCTTGACGACATAGCAAGGCATCAACCCCTCCCATTATCCGGCAACGCGAAGATCGCGACGCTACCGCCGGCGGGCAGGTCTTTCCCGTCCTTGCCCGTCACCTCGCGGCGGTTCGTGTAGGCGTTCCCCATTTCCTCGGCGGCCTGCTTGTGAAGCTGCGCAGCGAGCGCGAAATTGCGCATCGTCTCAGCCTTCACGGCCATGCGGTTGAGCGCACGGATTCGGGTTGCGCGGTTGGCGATCGGGATGGCGGTGCAGTCGTCGAGGAAGGCCTTGCGCGCCTTGTCGAACTCCACCCGCCACTTCTGCGACAGGTTGCGGCCGTTGTAGGTGCTCGGGTCATAGCACTGGACAAGCTGGCGCGTGATCTCGCGTCCGAACTCCTCCTTTACGGCTGCCACTACCTGCGTCGGCGTGTCGAACGCCGCTACCGCGTTGATGATGAACGACTTAATTTCGTCCGGCAGCGTGTTGTTGCCTTTTCCCACTGGTCAAGCCCTCGTCACGCCGCACGACGCATACAAGTGCCGCACACGCCCTCGACCGTCGCCCGCCCGATCAACGGTTTCGCGTTCGCCGCCTCGACCATCTCCGCAACATCGAGGCTAGGCCCGTATCGAGCGACGACGCCGGTGAATTCCTCCACGTCGTGCCCGCGCATCCCGAACTTGGGGCGGCCGTCCTGCGTGAACTTCGGCGCTCCGTATTGGTCCTTCTCCTGCCCACAGTGGTAAAGCTCATGCTCGACCAGCGCGCAGAACGACACGTCGTCCATAGCGGCGGCAACCGGCGCGAAGAACGTGATCAGGAAATCCGGCACGGTGCCGAACCATTCCTCGATCTGCTGCATCACCCGGGCGCGGGGCCAATTCCCCATAGCCATCGGGGGCATGATCTCCGCCTGCCCGATGATCGTGCGCATATGCTTGCCGTTCGGCGCATTGGTCCAGAGCACGCCCAGCTCGGCATGGGCGAGGTGGAAGTGATCCGGGTTGGCGAGCGGGGCATCCTCGGCGATGAAGGTGTCGATCATCCATTCTCGCAAATCGTCGGCGGGAATGAACTTCGCCGGCATGGGCTGGAGAATATCGTCAGGCGGCATCGGTCGTGTCACCGTGCCCCCGCCTTCCGCCCGCAGCGCTGCACGCGCGCCCGCTCGGCAAGCAGCGCTGGACCGCCGGCCTTGGCGATGAGCTGCATCAGCACGGCCGAGGATGATCCGTAATTCCGTTCGATCCCCCGCCAGCCCCGGCGGAGGAACACGTCGCGGAACTCCTCGATGTTGACGGTCATAGGTCGATCACCCCCATGTGCGATTCCTGCGCGAGCTCCAGGAACGCCTCTCGCGCCGCCCGGCTCGCGTTGTTCCATGCCTGCGCGATCCTCCGCATCGCCGTGTCGTCCGGGTCGTCATCCTCGATCATGCAGGGCTGGCGGTTCGTGACGATGCGGACTTGGGCCTTGAGCGCCGCCGCCGTCATCCTGTCACGCTCCGCTTCGCCGAGCAGCGCCTCAGCTTGCTCGTCATCCGTGACCGCCATTACGGCGGCGTGGTGGGCGAAGGTGAGGGCAAGGTGGCGCTTCGGCTCCGGGAAGCGGCGGCAGACATCCACGATCGGTCCGAAGCGCTCGACATCGGCGCGGAAGATGGCGTTTGCCTCCTCGCGCGCCCTCTCTCCGTAGCGTTCGGAGCCCGCGATCAACCAATCACCGATCAACCAGTTCACCACCCGAGCGCCCATGCAGAGTTTCCGGCCCAGCGCCGCCCATTCGTCGAAGCTCAGCGTCTCCGGAAGATCGAGGCCGAGCGTGAATTGCTCGTCCATGACGATCGGCATCTGCGCGTTCATGTGGCCCTCCGTTGCGATTGGCGCGCCCGTGTCGCCGAACTGATCGAGGCGGACATCGCCG